GGACATCTTAAACACTTTGCTTTCAATTAACTTGAATATCGGTGCCAATAATACCTTTGCTTCATCAGTCCTGCTCATTATACCCCTTGAGTGTTTCCAATCTATGTAATGTTCCCATTTCTGAAAACATTTACACACCAGAATCTTGCCATCCTCCCAGCAATTTTCCAGTAATTTACTATGTACCACTCTCAATTCCTGCCTGCGGCCTTCGGGGTACTTGGTAGTGTCTATCCAAGTTTCGAAGCTCACATCTTCATCCGGCAAGATTGGTTCGAAGAACTCTCTAACATATTCACCGACAAACTCATGGAGTTCCTCCAACAATTGTTTGTCTGCCTTTGGTACTGCACGCAGTACTCTCCGGCAACAGCCTGCAACTTTGTTATCACGACTCTCTTTCACCATGGGTAAAGCAAACATCACAGGTCCGAACCCATAATTAGTGGCCACCGGCTTCACAGGTGGTTCAACGTAATTATTAACCTTGATGATTGCTGACGGTTTGATCCCATCTTCAAACCCGTCTTTTACTTCGGTAAAGTCTATGCCATAACACACAGTCACTAACTGCTGCCGCTTCAAAAATCCAGTGGGGCTGAACCAGGACTCTTGCGAGCCAGTTGTTCAGCGAGAAAGACACTATTTGTGAACAAGTCCTTCTCATTAAGAACGTCACCACTGAAATTTTGGTGGGTGGTCATTGATGCCGCTTTGCACTGTATCCTCAGTCGTTGAGCTGACCTTTCGATACCAGGCACCAATACGCGTGGGTCTAGTAGTTGGCATACGAAACCCAAATCTACCAACAATTCACGAGAATCAATTTGTAGATTTGCATGTGGACGCGCTTTCTTGAGGTTTTCAATTAAGTACCTTCTTGTTGAGTATGGTAATGGCAACGACAACAAGAAGCTGTAAACTGGATGAAAACTGGACCAGTTCCATAGTGAGAGTTCCACATGACTTTCAACTCTCACCTTAGCAAGGATCTGCTTGCTCTTTATGTCACCAGATGAATGTGACGTGTGACGTACACCTCGCGTCGCGTGTATGTATTTTAGGACGGTAATTGTTACATTACGAGCTTTCGTCCTGTCGCCATAACTAGCCTTTGCTGCTTCAATCGTTTCACTCTCATCAGTCAACACATACGAGTACCATATGGTGAAGATTAGCAAACAGACCTCCAGTGCAAAAATCAACCAAAAGTTCGATAGGTGGGTTTCCAAGTATTTCAGCCTTGTCGAGTCTTCATTAAAAATTCGGCATTTCTTC